CTATAAAGACCGGATGTGTTATCAAAATAGCATGTCTAGAGATAGCTCTTAATAGAATCTTATGAGATTCTGGATTGACAAGATTCCTCTTAATATTATTACTTGCTTCATAAACATAAGACTTGTCTAGAGATCTCTCCCAACCACCTACATCACTACTCCATCCTAATAATGGGGTACCAACGACTTGGTGTGAAAATTGGGCGACATGATCATCTGAAAACCCGATACCGACAACAGCTCCAGAAACCGGATAAGCTGCCTTAACTGCGTTGACTGCGGGAGTTAAAAGCACTCTCTCAACAATCTGATCTACCACAGAAAGACAATTTACTATACGCCATTTTCCATTAACAGCTTTCCTTGCAGGATGTGGTTCCCACTTCTCGAATGGAGAAACTAATCCATGAAAACCCTGCTTATAAAGTTCAACAGGATCTTCAGGCATCACATCTGAATACAGTACTAACTTAAGTCTACGCAGAGATGAGTCAATTAACTCATCTTTGCAATTCTTAATAACGTCTTTATTGGTTTGAAACCTTAAAGACCATGGAAAACCCGGTGTAGAATCAGGTCTGATACTTGAAATTGCAACTTCAACTAATCTTTTAAGATCTGTGAAGTCATCTGTAATTTCTGAGCACCACGTCTTCGCTTGCGACGACGCTTGAGTAGGACCTTTTCCTTGGGGTCTGGGGCATGTGTTTTGACCGATGCTGTAAGCGAGACTGGCCCGGACGCGTTTAACGTCTGGGTTGCCTGGGAAGCTAAACCCTCCAAGTTCCGGGAAGCTTTCGAACACCGCTGCTGGGATTTTAAAGCATTTCTGCTTGAAACCACTGCTGGGTTTAATGTCGATCGCTCCAACGACTTTTGGATTGTTTGGTACTTCAACGCCACCGTAGAATTCCGTCTCAAAGTAGTCTGTGAGACCTGAGATCCTTTCATCGATAGTTTCACCTCCCTCTCGAGAGGCGACCGAAAAGCCTTCTTAGAAGCGTTCTCGGGCATAAAACTATCGTAATCTGGAAGATCTTCATCACTACTGTAATCAGCCCACATCTTCTCACCACGAGAGTGAACATATTGACCACCGATGAAGACAATAACATCCAACTGGTTGTTATTATTCTCAGTATATCTACGAACATCAGCCTTCCGCATGTTGCGGTTCTTCAGATTTCGTTCAAACTCATCTGCATTTGTCTCTTCAAACAAAGCATCATGTCTTTCCTCATAAGTTTCGTGTATTATAACATCTTTAAAAGCCATTCTTAAAATGGGTTCTAAAGCAGTTGCTATATTACTAGATTCACTGTTCAATGATCCTCGATGTATCGCTACAACTTGACCTTTACGATCAAGTACAGGAGATCCAGAAACCATATGATCAGTCGAAATCTTATGCTTAAAATCAAAAGGAAAAAGTCTATCACTAGTGGGAGATTCAACGGCACCATAGGCTTTGCCTAGCATACCTTTGAAAACACTAACAATATTCTTTATACCGCTACGTACGGGCGCACATTTCTTAGACTTAAAACCAAAAGCGGACATAATATTCTTGTCCAATCTAAATACAGCAACGTCATTGAATACAAAATCAGGATTAGGTAATTCCATCACCTTATCTGAATTATATCTTCTAACGTACTTACTAGATTCATACACATGATTAGCTGTTACAACACAGTCTATATCATGGTAAATAACTCTTGCACCATGTCCCTGCAGATGTCCCTCCTCATTTAAAAATTGGAGAAGAAAAGCACCTGAGGTTTCAAGAACGGGTTCAACCCTAGACCCAGGAATAGCAGACTCAGGAGTGAAATCCTCAGTAGGACTATGCCCAATAGCGTCTATGTAACCAACTACCTTTTCACCATCCAGGTAAATGTTTCTAAACGCTCCATCTACTTGAATTAGCTTCGTAGTTAATTCAGGTATAATGTTTGCTATAGGGTCTCTAGGAGCTACGAATTTCTTCGTAATCCTGCGACTCTTATATAACAACCACTTAACCCAAATATAGTTAACAGTTCTCAAAATAAGAATAATGCCGGAATATAAAATACAAATTAACACACAAATGAGTTTTAACCAATCCATTACACCGGACCCTGTCATTCGGTCAAGCATACCGGAAAAATTGAAGCCTTCCTCACTCAACACTAGATCAACCTCGTCAGAGAAGTCCAAACTTCGCTCACGACCGTCTAAATGGTGGTGTTCGTGCCACAATTTATTAGTAAAATCCCACTTAGGATAGATAATACCAATTAAACTTTTTGTTGTAACATCACTAAATCTATACAATTTGTGTAAATCACTTTGCATTCTATATATAGTATATATTATATTCTATTAAACGAAATTTAAAACTTAAATAAAAT